AAGAGGTTTTAAAAGTTGGAAGGTTTTCATTGTTAGAAATCGTAAGTTGGAAGGTCTTTAGGATCAATAATTTCTATTGTTTCCTTTTTTGGTTTGGGTGCTTTCACCCTAGCAAGGTTTTGGTATTTGACACCTTGATAACCTTGCGGAAATAAAGGATTGCCTTTGCAATCATTCACTACTTCTGTCCATCCTGGGGGAGGTTTATCAATATCTTCCAAACTCCAATAGCCTTTTTTAATACCATCCTTAATAGTTTTTATTAAAGATGCCTGATCAAACATTCTTTCCATTATTTTTTCTCCATATAATCTTTAGCGGTCTTACCAAGTTCAGCAAGTGTTGGAACTATTTCCTGATCACTGGCTTTGAAATACTTAGGTTTAAATTGTGGTTCTTCTGGTTTGTAACCCTTCTTAACTGGATATATATCCTTCCAGCCATTACTGATTGCCTTCTCAAGAGCTTCTTTTCTATCTTGTGATGGAAATGACCTGAGAGTTTGAAAGATACGTCTAGCGACCCTTGTAGAGTTGATTGCACCTTTTTTCTTTCTAATAGGCCACCATTCTTCAATTAATTCAGCACACTCTTTTAAATCATCAGGTACTAAATCTGGTGTAATTGTGCTAAATCCATAAAGATCCATAGGTACAGCTTCTCCATGTTTTCTTTTTTTAGCAGATTTCATTTTCTGTTTGAGAATCAAACGGATATATTGCGGTATTGTTAGTTCTTCTCCTCTAGCTCCATTCAAATAAGTATGAAGATCGGAATCTAACCAAACACAAACTTTAGTTTTTTCCATTCATAATAAACTGTTCATTACTGACAGTAGGTGATATTTATTTAGATGTCAAGTAGATATCTGAAAAATTCTTTTCCTTATTCTTATATGTATATATATTTATAATATATATATATATATATATAATTTATTTATTTATTTATATATATTCTTTTTCTTTTTGGTTCTTTTTCTTTTTCTTTTTGCAGTTATTTATCGTAATTTTTCCATTCATAGTTGATTTAATACCATAGTGATAGTATATTAATATATATTTGCCATTCATTATGACTGAAAACGCTACTGAAGATAAAAGAGAAACTCTCAAAAGAATTAGTGTATCTGTAAATCCTGATGATTATCAGCATTTAAAAGACCTATCAAGAGCAGGACTCTCAATAGGTTTTTTAATTCGTGAAGCTATACACGATTTTGTTATAAAAACTAAAAAATAATTAAAGTTTAGAATGTCTACCTTTTTCTATTAACCAATCAAATTTATCAATCATATTTTTACAATTTTGACATTGTAAAGCTGACCAAGATAGATGGTATATCTGACCTAATTCATTACATTTAGGGCATTTAATTGTAGCTCCAGAGTATCTTTTACATCTGGAGTAACGTGTTACTGGTACAAATTCAGTCATGTTAAATAAGGTGTTTTAGTGTCATAAAGATCCTTATTGTGATCCCACCAACAATCAATAATATATTTATCATCAGAGAAAAAATATCCTCTATCTGATTCTCTACATTCTTCAATATAAAACTCTATAAAAGGTTCATAATAATCTGGTAATAAATTATTAATTTCAGCTAACTCTTTAGCTCTATCAGCACAATGCTCTTCAAATTTTTCATTTATGTAAGAGCTATCGTAATCTTCCATAACTTGTTTTGGTAATGGGTTATCAATCATTTTTAAATCCTCTGTAAGTTGTAGTTCATAATTTCTTCATTATCATAATTTCCATCACTTGATCTATATTTCTCAGGATTTTTAAGAATATAATCCCATGCAATTTGCATTAAATCCTCATTATCCCACGTTGAAAGATCGGACTCTTCTTCATCAAAATCATTTTCCTTACAATAATCCTCCCAAAATTCATCAAATGATATTTCAAAATTTTGGTAATAATCAGTTCTTGTTGTGAACTGCATAACATACTGTTGTTTAATCATCTTCATACTCCTCTATATCGCAGACAACTTGGCTGCCCATCTCACAACCTTGATCATCTTCATCTATACAATCTCCATATAGTGCTTTATCTCCAGCTTCATCTGCATTTTTAGCTTCAACTGTATACCAAACTGAATGAATCTCAGACATAAGCACTCTATATTTTTTAGTCATTGGTATCTATCCTCCCAATTACATTTATTCAAAGTTTCATCTTCAAATTCTTCTTCATCTATTTCTTCTGTTTCTGAATACTCCCAATCTCCATCATCAGATGAAAAAGATCCACCATCAAATTTTCTGAAGTTACGATGAATATCATCTTCATTGATATCATCTGGTGTTTTGATTAATAAACTGTGCATCGACATTGACGATACAGTTAATTTAAAATACTTAGACATAATTTTCGTTACCGAATTTTCGTATTTGGAAAGTACTGGGCTTACTTAATTAATTAATGCCAGTAAATTATTCCACCCTTTTAAGAAAGTGAGATAATAATATATTCATAGCTTTTTCTTTTTCTTCAATAATTTTTGAAGTCTTATATATCTTTTTTTGGTCTAGATATATTTGGTATTTTAAATCTATTTTATCTTGCCTTTTATCATGTATTTCCATCTTATTTTGCTTTTCCCATTCTTCTATATCTGATTCAACTATCACAATGTCATACCACTCATAAAAAGTACTGGGATGTACATTATCAAAACCTTTTTTACATTCTTCTATTACTTCAGTTTTAGATAATTTCTTTCTAATTAATTCTTTCATATATTCCATACATGATTCTCTATTAGGATTTATATTAACCATTAATCAATTCTCCTACTTGTAATTTGTATCTCTCGAACTAAATATCTCACTGATTCTTCATAATCTATTTCATTACCTTTTTGTGGTAAAAAGAAAGTCGCATCTCTTTCAGCTAATTCGCATAAAACTGATAAAACATTCAGTAAAATTCTAACTTTTTTTTCAATATCCATCTATTTATTCTCCCTCCCTTATTTCATCAAATTCATAGTTATAAAACATATCATCTTGATTTACGTCACTATATTTATAGTGACCTCTATTGTACTTAGCTATCGCTTCATCTTTTGATTCAGCTTCGATATATATATCGTTATAGCCAGTAAATTTTTCTTGTATTATATATTTCATTAATTTATTTCCTCTAAATCCATTGTAAATTTTTCAAAACCCTCTATATCATCACAATATGGATTTTCTTTTTGTATTTTTTCAATACGATTCATAGCATGAACTTGATATTCATATCTATGTGAAGCTAAATGATTTATTAATCGAATAATAGTTACTTGATGTTCTTCAGTTAACTGGTTTATTCTGCAATTCATGGTGATAACGTGTTTCATAATTAATTAAAATTTAGTTTTAGTTGTTGTTTTTCCATTAATTCTTTTTTATCTTTTTCTTTTTGTTTCTTATCTAATAAATCAATACCTTCTTGACCTAATGTATTTCCTAAATTATCCATTATTGTTTCACTTAAATATTCTCTAAGTGAATAATTTATATCTTCTTCTTCTAAATCAAATAATTCAAAACAAGTTCCAATTTGGTTATGATCCCATTCTGAATAATCTTGAGTCCATAAATCTAATCCATTTTTATAGTGTGACCAAAAACCTGATCTACTTGTAAATCTCTCTTTTATCTTATTTTCTAATTCTTTTTTATAGTTTTTAATTATATATTTAATAAAATCAATAGCATGATTTTTTTCAATATCTATAAAAATTCTATCTGTTTCAAAGTTATATTCTCTCGGACTTGTTAAAAGATTAAATTTGGCATTTAATGTAAATTCCTCTAATCTTTCATTTAGTGCATCAATATAAAAATTTGTATAATCTTTAGCTATTTGATTATAAAAATATGATCTATTAACACTTAAATAATTATCCCATAAAATTTGTTGCTCATCTTCATTTAAGTCATATATATCGGTATCCCATTCTATTTGTTGCCCTATTTGATGATCTATATCATCACTAATAAATGATTCATAAAAACCATCAAAAGGTATTGTTGATTCTAATTTATTCATAATTTTTCTATCCTTACTAATGAATATTCATTTTCTTCTATCTCTCTATATTCTTCTTCAGAAATAGCATATGGACTATGTTGAACTACATAATCCATTCTTCTTTGAACTTCATCAAAAATCCATTCTTCCATTTCATAGTGTTCATCAAAAGTTTTGATAACTGGTTTTTCATCTAATGGAAAACTTGCATAGGTAACTTTGTAATTCATAATTAATACTCACATTCAAGAATTTTTCTAAGCATGACTTCATCATTCATAGCTACTGCTTTTTGAATGTTTAAATTTTCTATCCATTCAGTACATGGAATTAAATATTCTCCCATGATTTGTTGAAATTTAAATTCATTCATCGGTTCATTCAGTTTAGGCATTTTTTTAAAGTGTATAAACTAATAATATGATATCACATTATAGTATATATACAATATATATATAAAAAAAAAAGAGTCTTTATTAAGACTCTTCTAAACTATGTATTAATAAATCTCTTTTATCTTCGTCTAGATATTCATTATAGAATCTAGTAAATAAATTATATGTATCATTATTAAATAAAATTTCTTCACCCAAAATATAAGCCAACATATTAGCTACATTTTCAGAGCTGGTTAAATCTGTTGAGACTTGGCCAAAATTACTTTGTTCATATTCTTTTATTTTTTCAATAGCATTAAAAATACTATCTTTTTTTAACCATTGTTCCGCCTTATAATATCCGATTATAAAATAATCTTGATTTAATAAATAATGATGTAAATCACTAATATGTTCATTAAGTCCGACATCTTCATTAAGTTGTTGAATGATGTAATTTTTTACATCTTCTTTTAAAGTTTCCATAATAAATTTTTTTGAGACTTCAATTTAATTATATCATAGTGATATAAAAAAAACATTTATTATTTCCATTCAAAAAACCCATTCATTAGGCCATTCATAATAACCACCACAGCCAAAACAATTTTTTTTTTTTTTTTTTTTTTTTTTTGAAAAAATTTTTTTTCCAGATTTTTTTTATTCTCAATTATAAAAATTATTGAGAATAGGTAATTAAAAAAAAGATGCTACATTGTAACATCTTTATTATTTTTAATCAATCTCATATTCTAAATAATCCCTTTTTGATGGATTATAAATATGAACTTCTGAACAACTTTCTCCTAATTCGTAATTAAGAGTATTTGAACAAAACTCAACTTCATCTTTTGAATAGAATCTTTTAAATTCTTCATCATCTAAAAATATTTTTATTTTTAGATCATATCCATTTTTGGAATAGTCGAGGCCAACGGCCTCAACTAATTCTTGATAATCTGAATCGATTGTAAAAATAACTTTTTTGAATTTGTGTTTAGTAATGGTCATAATTTTAAAATGGTTCCTCAGAGTTAATAAAATCAGCTTCTAAGAATCTTAATTCTTGGGTCGCTTTTTCTAATTCGTATTTATCAATTATTTCTTTTTTTAATTCTCTAAATGTTTCTATGTGCTGCAAGTCCTCGATATTTTCGAGAACTTCAGCAACTTCTGCATCAGATAAATTAAGAAATAATTTAAGTTGTAAACTGTTCATTTTTCTAAGTCCTGAATTAATAACTCTAGTTGTGTTGCTCTTGCATCTAAACGATTATAAAGAGTTGAAACTATTGTGACTGCTTGCCAACTTAGTAAAAAGAAAGCAACTATTAAAAGTTTAGTTCTCATTTTTTTAATCCTCAAATGTTTGTACAAATTTAAAGCCAGCATCTTGTAATACTTGCTTATCTCTTAACAATAATGTTTTTGTTCCAGTAAGTTGAAGTATCCATTTGTCTACTTCATCAACTAGATAAAAATGTTTATTGCCGTAATGCCATTGGACAAAGAATTTAATCTCTTTGCTCATTAAAACTGGTTTAATCATTTTTTTTGGAAGGTAAAAAGGAAGGTAAAAACGTAGTTATAAAACTACGTTTATTGTTTTAATAAACTTGCAAGGTTTCTTGCCAAGTTTACCTGACTTTAAAATAGGCATAATCTCGCCTACTCTCTCACAGTTCCACCCATGAGCTTTTGAAACATCATAAAGATTTACTGGACATACATACTCTTTAGGAAATTTAAAAAGATGTTTCCATGATCTCTTTGTATTTTTCGCAGCTCTGGAGGCGATAACCTCGAGAGTAACTTTGTCTGTTAATTCAGCAGTAGCCCATGAACTACCACCAGAAATAAAAACAATGCCTAAAATTTGTTTAGTCATATGGAAGGAAGGAAGGATAAATTTTCTAGTTTCTTTTTTTGTATTTCCTTTTGTGTTTACCAGATAGACAAATTCTAAAATCTGTTTACCTGATAACCATTTTTGGAAATCCTCAAGCATAAAAACTGGACATAGTACACGCCCATTTTTTATCCTAATAGCATAATAGCATCTAAGTAATATCTAAGTAGTATCAGATTATACAAAGTTTACAAAAAGTTACACCTCTCAAAATCGCTTCAGACAGGCCAAAATTTTAAAGGTACTATCATACCTAAATGCTATTACAACGCTATCACAAAGGCACACAGACTAGGCTGAGAGCATGGGGGCAGTATTGCAAATGCTAAATTTTTTTTGTGCCTTACCCATAACTTAAATATATTCCAGAAATCTTCGTTACTTCGACTCAACTTTAATAGAAAGTTCTGGAGCTTGAATATTAACTGTTTCTACGGATTCACCTATAACTTTGCCAAGGGAGTCTAGGATCTGTGCTGCTGTTTGTAATTGACCTTTTGATATAGCTTTATTAAATAAACGTACTCTCATCGCTTGTAGGCGAGGTAACATATTTTCTCTATCTTTATCCCAATCTTCAGTATTCCAATGTTTTACGCGACCCCAATCTTCCCAAGCAGTTGTTATTGATATTTGTTCAATTTTTGAATGTTCAATTACAAGTTGTCTTGTTGTTTTGCCGTCAAGTTGACGAGAGTAAAGACGTTGAGCACGTTCTTGAACCTTTTCTGCTGTAGATCGAGCTACAAATCTAGGTCTACGAGTTTTATTCGCTTGAGCGACAGGTGGTGTAATATCGTTTGGGAAAGTAGAAGAAGCCACGGACTTAATCTGAGAGGGGTTAATAATCGAATAATAACCTAAAAAAGCGAAATTAGGCTATAAATAAGGGGTATAGGTTGAATTTTCTGTTATTTTTGAGTTTATGGCGGTAAAAAACAGACCAGAAATCAGTTTAAGGTACGCACAAGGGGAGGTATTTAATTGTGATAAAAGATTTCGGGTGTTGGTTGCAGGAAGAAGGTTTGGGAAGTCATATTTATCCTGTATTGAACTGCTCAGAGGGGCGATCAATCGACCTGGTGAAGTATATTTCTATTGTGCTCCTACTTATAGGATGGCAAAGGATATTGCGTGGAAAGAATTAAAGAAATTAGTGCCAAAGGTATGGGTTCAGAGTAAAAATGAGACAGATTTAAGGTTGGAACTGATAAATGGATCAACTATTGAGTTGAAGGGAACTGAAAATGCAATGGCATTGAGAGGAAGAAGTTTAGCGGGGGTTGTATTGGATGAGGCTGCGTTTATGGATCGAGATGTATGGGCAGAGGTGATTAGACCAGCTTTAGCTGATAAACAGGGTTGGGCTTTGTTTATTAGTACTCCTGATGGTACTGCCAGTTGGTTTTATGATATGTGGTGTTTTTGTGGTGAGCAGGAGTGGGATGATTGGAAAAGGTGGAGCTTTACTACGATTGAAGGGGGTAATGTTGCACCAGAAGAAGTTGAAGCAGCTAGGTCGCAATTAGATGCGAGAACATTTAGACAGGAATTTGAAGCAAGTTTTGAAAATTTAACTGGTTTAGTTGCTGTTAGCTTTAGTGATGACAATATTGACAAGGAAGTAGAAGATCTACATATGCTTCCTTTGTTATTGGGGCTGGATTTTAACGTTGATCCAATGGCAGGGATCTGTGCGTATAAGCATGGCAACAATTTGTATGTTTTTGATGAGATCATGCTGACAGGAGGTGCTACCACATGGGACTTTGCTGAAGAAGTAATAAGAAGATACGGGGTAGATAGAAGAATTATTGCTTGTCCTGACCCAACGGGTAGTGCAAGAAAAACAAGTGGAGTTGGAGTTACTGATCATAATATCCTTAGACGTAGTGGTTTTACTGTTATGAGTCCTAAATCTCCCTGGAAAATTAGAGATAAAATTACTGCTGTTAATACTGCCTTGCTTGATGCAAATGGAGATCAGAGAACTTTTATTCATCCAAGATGTAAAGAATTGATAAAAGCACTAAGAACTCTTACATATGCACCAAATACTGGTCTACCTAATAAAAATCTAGGAGTTGACCATGCTTTTGATGCTTTTGGCTATCTTTGTTTACAGCAGTTTAATTTGGCAAAACCAGAGACATTAGGTCAAACTGCGTTTAGAATATACTAAGAACTACCTAATTTTTACTATGCCTTACCATACTGGGATGAAAAAAAAGAAAAAGAAAAAGAAGGGAGGTAAAAAACGTAGTGAATGTTCCTGTAAATAAAGCTCTTTACGCTAGAGTAAAAGCCGAAGCCAAGCGTAAGTTCAAGGTCTATCCTAGTGCTTATGCTAATGCGTGGCTTGTACGAGAGTACAAAAAACGTGGCGGTACTTACCGAGTGGAGAAAAAACGTGGC